TGTGCGACGAGGCCCCCTGTCAGGTCGGCGCATTCTGCCCAAAGCGCGATGGAGGGTGCCACTATTACGATGCCTACCGCCATTCCACCCAGGTCAATTCCCGCCTGATCGTTACTAATTACGCCTACTTCATGTCGATCCACCGGTATGGGGAGGGACTGGGACCGATCGACCTGCTCGTCCTCGATGAGGCCCACAAGACCGCCGATGAACTGGGTGGATTCGTTGGTACCGAGCTACGCGATGGTGAGGTCGATGCGGTGATGCCGGGCGAGCCCCCCATGCCCAAGCTGAGCGCATCCCAGATTACATGGGTGAACTGGGCGGGTGGGCTCAAGGTCAAGGTGACCATGGCCCTGGAGACGATCCGGGCCGCGATCAAGGAGAGCGAGCGCACCGAGACAGGTAAGCGATCGGGCGAGCGGATGAGCTACTCCATGCTGCGGCGGGCGCGGGATCTCAAGCGACTGCTCCGCAAGCTGGAGGCGATCGCGTCGATGAAGGGCGACTGGGTGGTCGATCAGGTCGAGGACTCGCAGCGCCGCCCGGTCATGAAATTCGACCCGGTATGGCCGGGGGCCTATGCCGAGGATACGCTGTTCCTGGGGATCAAGAAGATCGTGATGGTCAGTGCGACCGTGACCCGGAAGACCCCCGAGTTGCTGGGGGTATCGCCCGCCGATGTCGATTACCGGGAGTACCCATCGACATTCCCGAAGGCCAACCGCCCGATCATCTACATCCCGACCGCCCACATGAACAAGAACGCGGCGGCATCCGGGATGGGCGCGATCATGATGCGCTGCAACCAGATCATCGAGCGCCGCCTCGATCGCAAGGCGATCATCCAGACAGTGAGCTACAAGCGGGCGCGGGAGATCTACCTTGGATCGAACTTCAAGGAGATGATGATGATCCACGACGAGAGCAATACCCGCGAGGTTATTGAGAGATTCAGGCGGGCGACCTCACCCGTGATCCTGGTCAGCCCGGTTCTCGATACCGGGTACGATTTCCCCTACGAGATGGCTGAGTACCAGATCATCGTCAAGGTCCCGTTCCCGGTCACCGTCGATAAGATCGTGAAGGCCCGCGCTGACCGCGATCCAGGATACAAGGATCATGTGACCATGATCAAGCTGGTCCAGATGGCGGGCCGCATCTGTCGGGCGGAGGATGATCGCGGGGAGACGATCATCATCGATTCGGATTTCGGGTGGTGGTATTCCAAGATCGGCAGCAGGATCTCGCCGCGCTGGTTCACCGAATCGGTGCGTTTCGAGCAGATGCTGGGGATACCGTTGCCCAAGCTTGAAAGGAGGGTGGCATAGCCCCGCCCGCATTGCGCATTGGGGCTTGACAGGCAGGCAAGGGGGGTGCTACAATCCCCCGGATCGTTGGCGCATTCCGCGCATCGTGAATCGTGCAGTTATCAGGGAGAGGCAGCAGATATGGCACCAAATGAAGTGGGCGCAACGTTCGATGAGTTCGTGGAAGGCGGGTTTGGGTTCGACGACGTGGACGTCACCGTCAAGGCGGCGCGGTTCGCGCAGTGGGATTACCGGGGGAAGATCCCGGCCCCGGTGCTCGCGCTCAAGCTCGACATGGTGGACGCCGAGGGCAAGGAGGGCGAGGAGTTCCTGTCATCGGGTGAGTTGCGCTTCTTCGTGCCGTCGAGCGATGGCAAGAAGGCGATCCCGGTCGGGAATCAGGCCAAGCTCAACATCAACACCAACGCGGTGGCCTTCATCCTGTCGCTGATGAACGCCGATACCCAGGGTCTGCTCGCCGCCAAGCTCAGGGGCGGGGACGACATCTCGGTGATCGACGGCGTACAGGTTCACGTGGTCCGCAAGGCGCAACCGAAGCGGCCGGGGATTGCGACCCCGGAAGTGGCGGCGGCGCAGGGCGGGAATTCGCGGGTCCAGACCCAGATGCTGGTCGAGAAGCTGATCGCCTATCCGCCATCGATGGGTGGGGGCACGGTTGCGGGTGCGGCCAAGGGGGCGACCGCGAGCGCACCGGCGGCGGCAGGGGGAGCGGCACCGACCGGGGAGATCGCCGACATGGCACTCGGTCTGCTGGTCCAGCTGATCTCGGAGGCGGGGGCACCGCTCAAGGTCAGCGCGATCGCGGGGAAGGTGTTCACCAACCCCGACATGAAGGCGCAACCGGCACCGGTCCGCAATGCGGTGCTGGGCCTGATCGTCAAGCCGGAATTCCTGGGCGCGGAAGGTCAGCCCTGGACGTTCGACAAGCAGGCGGGTACGGTCAGTCTCGGGTAGGGGATCGTCCGTGTGGACCTCGGGTAGCGGTGAATAGGGATCCTGCTGGCCAAACCTGGACTGTGGGCACCGTTAAGTCACCGTCCGGGGCTATGCGGCGAAGGGGGTGGATGGGGGCATGCACCTGTCCACCCCCGATCTTTATCGGGTGATCCATGACCATTGTGAAGATGATTAGGTGCGCCCGCTGTAACCGCTGGGTCAAGCTAAGGCTGGATCTTTCCCCTCACCAGCACTGGACCAGCGCTGACCCCCATCATGTGATCGAGAACCTCCCCCGTGGGGAGCGGCCGGAGCCGGTCGTGGTCAGGTGCGATTATGATCTTAACACCATTACCATCGCTTGACCTGACCATCCGCGCCGACCAGTACGCCGAGCGGTCCGATGGACTGCACCTGTCCCGAATTACCCATGACATCCTGTGCGGGCTCGACCCCGAGCGCTACGACGATCGCGAGGGGGGACCCAATTGGATGAACTTCATCATGGGGCTGGTATTCGAGCGGGTACTGGAGATGGCGTGGCTCGATCGCGAGTCACAGATCCGGCCGGAACTGATCCGCCCCGGTGAGGTCCACCTCGATGGGATTATCGGGACCCCGGATGCCTATGATACGCTGCTCGGGCGGCCGGAAGAGGCCAAATGTACCAAGAAAAGTTGCCGCCAGCCGATTACCGACAACAAATTCTGGCACTACTGGGTACAATTAAAGGCCTACTGCAAGATGCTCGGCTGTACCGAGGGGGCGCTGTGGGTGCTGTTCATCAACGGGAATTACAACAGATCGGAGAAGCTGGCCGATGGGTCGCACGATCCCGAATCGGGGTACATCATTAAGGGCTGGGAGGCGAAATGGACCCAGCTAGAGATCGACGAGAACTGGGCGATGTTAGTCGGGCACGCTAGAAGGAGAGGGTGGTTAAAGTGAGTATTAAGGACAACGAGGAGCAGGAGGCAAGGATCCAGATGTTCAATGCAATTACGAACTTGGTCAATAAGCTGTTGGAGGCTGCCGACACGTTCGTGGCCGGTCTGGCCGAAGAGCTTGTGAAACAGAAGGGGAGGTGATAGATGGCGTTACCGGTCGTTCGCATGATCGCCGCCCCGCAGGGGCAATCGACCGCCGATCTGATGAAGCTCCCCACCCGCGAGTTCATCATGATCGCCAGCAAGGATGGGGCGGGGAAGTCGTGCGCCCTCGTGGCGCTGGCATCGTGGGTACAGAACGCCCTCGATCCCGCCGCCGTCTTCAACGTGATCGATACCGAGAACAAATTCCCGACCGCCCTCAAGAGCTTCGGGTCGGATGCCCCTACCAACATCAACTACTTCAAGTGCGAGAACATGAACGACGTCACGGATGCCACCGACCACATCCTCCAGCATCGCAAGATGGGGGACTGGCTGGCGGTCGAGTCGATGTCGCGGATCTGGGAGCGGTCCCAGGATCTCGGGTATCAGGCGGTATCGGGATTTACGAAGGCGGCCTACCTGGAGAAGCGGCGAGAGGCCAACAAGAGCGCCCCGGTGATCCCCAAGCCGGATGACTTCTGGAATGTGGTCAAGGGAGCGCACGATTCCGCGTTCCTAGACCTGATCTCCCAGGCATCGAGCCTGAACGCGATCCTGACGACCACGATCTCGAAGCCGCCCAAGGCCGGGGGGTTCATCAAGGAGAACGAGACGAGGAAGGAGGCCCGGATCGAGTTCGGCATGGACGCCGGGATCGACGGCGCTCCCCGTATCCCGTACTTCGTGGAGACGCTCTGCCTGCTCGATGTCAAGAACGGGAAGGTCACCTGCCGGGTGGTCAGGGACAACAATGCGACCAGCGAGGAGTCGCGGAAGGAGTTCGACGTCGATGGCAGGAAAACCTGGGGACAAAACTTCTGGATCAACTGCCGGTCGTAGGGCCAGGATGACTGTCGATGAGTTCCAGCTGGAGTTCATCCGCCAGATCCGGATGATGTACACCGATGAGGATATGCAGAAGCCGGTAGATCCCGAGGATATACTCGGGATGCTATCGACGCTTACCATTCTATCCAAGGCCTTATTTGAGGAGGAACCAGATGGCGGAAAAGGAACTGATTGATCTGCTGGATCGCTACGGCATCGACAAGGGGGCACTGTGGAAGGCCCGGATTGATGTCGTAGCCGCGATGGAATTTGCCCTGCAGAGGCACGGCGAGCCTACCAGCGATCCCAACCGGGGGATGACGACGATCGCGGAGGAGGTTGGGGAGGCGGCGGAATGTGCGCTGGAGGCCACCCGCCCCGATCGCGTGGTCGATTACCCGGATAATCAGCAGTTGAGGCTGATGTGCGATGAACTGGCGCAGCTGGCCGGGTACACCATGCTGTTGATGTTGACCATGCGGCGGCTGTACAAGAAGATCGAGGCCGAGGCAGGAGGTGAAGGGTGAGCAGGATCATCATCGTTCAGGGGGGCCAGTACGGGAGCGAGGGCAAGGGGGCGGTCGCCGCCCACCTCTGCATCGAGCGCGATATCGACTATGCGGTCAGGACCGGGGCGATCAACGCCGGGCACTCGGTAGTGTACAAGGGGGTCAAGTATGCGATGCAGCAGCTGCCGACCGGGTGGGTGAATCCCGGCACCAAGCTGGTGATCGGGCCGGGAGGGTACATCCACCCGCCGACCCTCATGCGCGAGATCGAGATGATCAATACCGCGATGCCGGATCAGGATGTGCGGACCCGGCTATTCATCGACAAGCGCTGCGGTACCCATACCGAGGAGGCGGAAGCGCTGAGCGCTCAGGCCAACCGCCACCACTCGATCGGGGCGACCGGGAAGGGGTGCAGCGAGGCTATCGTGGCCAAGATCCGCAACCGCAATGCGGGGTACAAACTGTTCATCAATACCCCCGAGGCCAAGTCCCTGATGGACCCCCTGGTATTCGGTAATACCGTGCGCCTGCTCAATCAGGCGTACGATGCCGGTGATCAGATCCTGATCGAGGGCACGCAGGGCACCATGCTCGATCTCCATATCGGGCCGTACCCATTCACCACATCGCGGATGACATCGGCGGCCAACTGGATCGCCGAGTGTGGATTGTCGCCCGCTCTCATGTATGAGGTCGTACTGGTATGCAGGACGTTCCCGATCAGGGTCGCCGGGAACTCCGGACCGATGCGCGGGGAGATCGAGTGGACCGATCTGGCCAACGAGATCAACACCAAGCTGATCAACGCCGGACTGCCATCCCGCGTATCGATGACGGCGCTGGCCGAGTTCAAGTCGAACATGGAGAAGGCGGCATCGGAGGCCAGGAGGAATGGGCTATACAAGATGCCGACCGATCTCAACGGGGTATTCCGCGTCCGGTTGAGCGAGTGGACGCCGGAAGAGCGATCGCAGTACCGGGCGGCGGCCAGCGAGCTGCATCGGGATGCGCTGCGGGCATGCTCGGAATCGACGCAGATCGAGCTGGGCAAGCTGTTCGAGATGACGACGGTGACCAAGAAGCTGAGGAGGATCGCCGCCCTCGATCTCGATGATCTACGCATGGCGGTCGCGATCAACCGGCCGTCGTGGATCGCGATGACATTCATGGATTACATCGAGCCCCGGCTGTCGGGGGCGGTCCAGATGCAATTCGCGGCGACCGAGATCGCGCCCGATGTCCTGGACGATGCCGGTGCATACCTGGAGTTCATCGAGAGGCAGCTGATGGTGCCGATCAACCTGATCACGACCGGTCCGAATCCGGGGAATGCGATCGATGCCAGGAACTGGCCAGCAGGGAGCAAGAGATAATGGCGGCCGGGACCGAGCAGCTGGTCGAGTGGATCGATCGGATCGTGCGCGATGGGGTTAATCTCACAGCCAAGGAGGAGGATTTTATCGACAGCATGCAGGCCAAGGTCGAGAGGTTCGGGGATCGGGCGATATTCTCGGATGCACAGGCCGACTGGATCGAGGATATCTATTCCAAGAGGGTACCATGATCCTGGAGATTAAGCGCAACTACATCCCGGTCGGCCATAGCGAGTGGCAACGCACGGAGTACTTGACCACCGTGTGGCAGATCAACACCGAGAACGGTGAGGCGGTCCTGACCGTTCGCGAGCCCCCGGATGGGTATATCCACGGGCTGCTATCCACCTACATCGACCGCAGGCCGGTCACCCTGCAGGAGTTCGATGATGTGCTCGGGAAGATTGGGCTGAGCCGCAATGACATCCACAAAGAGATCATCGCGTGATCCTGCTCGATAGCCGGGCTGGATCATCCGACCTCGCCCCCTACCTGCGGGCGGTATCCGCCGAGTTTATCCTGACATCGCTCGAATTCGGGGATATGGCGTGGACCGGGGAGTGGAAGGAGGGGGCAACCGTCGATATAGGAGTGGAATATAAGAAGATCCACGATCTGCTGGCCTGCATCGGGGATGGGCGATTCGCGGGCCATCAGCTGCCCGGCCTCATCCAGTCCTACGACCGCATCTATCTGGTGATCGAGGGGCGGGTGCGGGCCGACCGCAACACTGGGATCCTGCAGACCCTCCGCCGCGACCGCTGGTATGACATCGTGAAGGGAGGGAGGGGGTTCACATTCCGCGATCTCGAGCACTGGTACACATCAATGGAGGAATTCGCCCAGGTACGGGTGGTCAAGACCTATGATGAGTACGAATCCGCTCGCTGGATCGCCGCCAAGCATACATGGTGGACGGCCAAGGGATATGATGAGCATAAATCGCTCAAGCAGTTCCATGTGCCGCCGCCCCCGACCGCGACATTCAGCAAGCCCGGCGTGGTGCGCCGGGTGGCCAAGGAGATTGTCGATATCGGATGGGACCGCAGCATACCGGTCGCCGCTGCGTTCAGGTCGATCCGCAGGATGGCCAATGCTAGCGCCGAGGACTGGGCGGCAATCAAGGTAGGGGAGGATCGCAACGGGCACAAGATTACGATCGGGAAGAACCGGGCGGCTAAGATTGTGGAGGAGATAACCAGGGAGGAGGGCTAGATGAGGCGATTATGGCTGTGGCTGCGTCGATGCTACTACAATTATGTAGTCGATGGTCAAGTGGATCGGGTAAAGGTCCGCGGAGAGTGGAAATAATGGGTAAGCCCAGAGGATTCGCTGCACTCAGCCCAGAGCGTAGGCGCGAGATTTCCAGGATGGGAGGTAAGGCGGTCGATAAGCAGGGGAACAGGCATAGGTGGGATAGCGAGTCTGCTCGCGCCGCCGGTCGCAAGGGTGGACTGGCATCCAGAGGCGGGCGGCGGAGGATACTGGACCCAAGAGGAGGTGACCATGACTGATCCGGCCGTCCTCCGCCGCCTCGTAGAGCAGTGGCGTGAAGAAGCGGCGCATCAATGGGCGGATCAAACACCATTGTGGCGTGCGTATCGCGAGACTCGCGCTGGTGCGTTGTTGAAATGCGCCGACGACCTCGACGCCGCCCTCGCCCTGTCCGTCGATCCCCCACCGCCCACCACATATTGTCCGTTCGATGGTAACCTGCGGCCGTGCCCGCATCACGATCCCGTTCCCGGAGGTGTCTAGATGTCAGATCATAGTGGAGATCGTAGCTCGTTCGTTTTCCAAGCCAAGGAGCGACTGATCGATGAGGGAATCATCCCGGTCCCGCAGACCACCGAGTGCCATGCATTCCTGATCACGGCAGGGGCAGCATGGTTGATGAAGGAGGAGGGGGCCAAGCTGATGATCGCCGGGGGATCGACCCACTGCCTGTACAATGGGGAGAAATTCTCGCTCGATGGCATCGGGTTCGAGGATGGCTGGGCTGATTGCCTGGTATCGGCCGGGCCGGGGCGCAATCTCAATGGCCCGACATGGCAGTGGCATGTGGGTGCGCCGACCGGGCGGACGGTGGCACCATTCAACCCATTCAAGTCGGCGGTCACGATCGACCCGCCCCTCCCGCCCGCTCCACCACCCGCCCCTGTCGATCCCGTACCCTCCGATCCGCCGCCAATCCCGACCGATCTGGCGGAGGCGCTGGCGATGATCGGGGCGATGGCCGCCGACATCAAGATCATCAAGCGGGATATCAACGAGATCAGAACCGGAAGGTACATGGGCGTCATGTTCCTCCCCCCGAAGGTGAAATGATGCTACCACCTGTTGATCGTCACTCGGATCATAATGCAGAGATCGTCCACCCGAGCGGGGCCAAGCGCTCCCAATTGATGCCCCACTTCGCGTCGATCGACGCCGGGTTCCTCTGGCGGCTGGCGCAGATCCATACCGGTGCGGCCAAGGGGACCGAGCGCCTCGATGAGCGCACTGGGTACCATTACCATGGCGGCGACCTCGGGTACGGACGTGGCAACTGGCATAAGGGGCTCCCGATGGTCGATACATTCGGCCATCTGATGGTCCACCTATACACATGGAAGGAGATGGTCGATGCCGGGACGAGATCGCACGCCGATGAGCTGGGCGCGGCGGCCTGGAACATCGAGGTCCTAATGAGATTCGAGGATCAGTACATCCAGGAAGCGAGGGCGGCGATCAATGGCAAAGGGTAACACCAAGAACATCCACAAGTTCACCGAGGATCAGCGGTCGCGAGGGGGGTCGGAGGCCCGCTGGCGCGAGCGAGCGCAGGGGAAGAAGATTAACCACGGCATGCTGTTCGGGAAGCGGGTAGAAGGAGGTCGCGTTGATCGCCGTAAAGCTGTATGAGGCCACTGGCGATATTACGCAGGTCGAGATCGCATCGCTGGTGGTACCCCCCGATTACCTGATATACAGGGGGAGGCTGTTCTCGAAGTGGCTCAATGCCGGGCTCGATGATACCGGCTGCTGGCGGTACGGCGAGGAGGACCCCATCGAGGTAGAGGTCGAGCTTGACCGCTAGGCAAGGGGCATGCTATAATATCTGGCCGGGAGGGCAAAATGAGCGACGATAATGGAGGAAGGTCCGATACAAGGGTAGTCTACGGAGTCAGGTGTACCTACTGGGGATCGATCTACTCGGTCGCCATCCAGAAGATCCCAGGGGAGGCCATCGGGGGCGGGTTGCCGGTATGTCCGCACTGTCGCTTCCCGCTGTTTGAAATCGATAACGAGGAGGACTGGCTGAATAGCGCCGATACCCATGAGGCTGCCGGTCACGAGGGGTACAAGGATATGATCGTGTGGGCGAAGGAGCGCCCCTGCTTCAAATCGCTGGATGCACTGGCCGCCGCCTACGAGGCCGACACAGGGAAGCATGCGAATCTATAGGTCGGCCAGGGTCGCCCATCACCACCCTGAATGGCGCGGGTACGGATCGCCCCCGCCGCCCCCGAAATTTCAGGTGGTCAGGGGGTACCCGGAATCGTGCGCCTGTCCTCGCCGCCTCGCGATCATCGGGGAGGCACCGGGAGCGGATGAGGATCAGGCGGGATTCCCGTTCGTGGGAAGATCGGGGGAGGAGCTTGATCGCTTCCTTGATACCTACGGGATCGATCCCGACAGCTGCTTCATTACCAACATCGGACGCATCTACCGGGTAGGGAATCCCGACCCCATCCCGGCCGACATCGAACTGTGGGAACCGCTGCTACACGAGGAGCTTAACCTTGCCCGACCGCTCTGGATTGCCGCTGTTGGTCGCATATCTACTCGTTATTTTCTCGGTGATGTGGACATGGAAGCCGTCCATGGCATTCCATTTGCTGTTAATCTGCATTGGCTCGATAATGGTCGCGGTGGGCAAGTGGTTGTCATCCCGATCTACCACCCGGCAGCGGGATTCCACTCGACGGAACTCCAGGCCAACATCGCGTACGATTTCGCGCAGCTTGCCGCCACCCTCGATGGAAGACTGACCCCCCGCCAGCCGGAACTGGCCGACCGCTACCCCGATCCGATCTACCTCGATCTGACCGATGGCGGCGGCGATCTCGATCTGATCCGGGCAGAACTGGCGGGCGGATCTAAGGCATTCCCGCTCGACGTCGCGATAGATACCGAGGGGTTGCCGAGGGCACCATGGGGGCTGAGCTTCTCCACCGAGCCGGGTACCGCATTCGTGATCCGGAAAGTCAACTCCCTCGCCCTCCGCATCTTCTACAATTGCCTGATCGCCGGGATCCGGGAGGGCCGCCTCCATGTTGTTCTGCATAATTCACTCCATGACCTACGCGTCCTTAGGGAGCTTGGTATCCCAATTCCTGATGGTAGTTTTACTGATACTATGGTTCTTGCTTATCATCTGTGTATCGAGCCTCAAGGCCTTAAGCCGCTGGCTTTCCGGCACGCGGGTATGCAGATGGATAGCTACGATGAGGTGATGCAGGATGCCCAGGATCGGATCGCGGTCGAATACTACGAGACGATCGAGGGGCTGACGGTAAATGGGGTCGAGTACGAGGATGATCCCGATGATCCCGCCTATGAGATCCCGGTGCGGGTCGGCCCATTCCGCTACATCGAATCGTACACCATCCTGGAACGGGATAAGGATACAGGCCAGCTTAAGGAGCGGACCAAGCAGCCGCACCAGATCGACCGCCGGGTGAAGGCGGCACTGAAGGAGCTGCGGGCAGGTAAGATTACCCCCGCCAATCTACGCAAGCGGTGGGGCGATACCGATGAGCTGGTCGTCACCGTGGTCGAGGAGATCATCGGCCCCATGCGCGAGGCCGATCTCAACGATGTCCCCCTCGATCGGGCCATCCGCTATGCCGCCCGCGATGCCGATGCGACCAAACGGATCGCGCCCATCCTGCGGGAGCGGCACGCCGCCATGCGGCTGGAGAAGGTCGGCGAGATCGACCACGCGATCATCCCCATGGTCGATGACATGCAGGCGGCCGGGATCCCGGTCGATCGCGACTACTTCATCTGGCTGTCGGGCGATCTGGCCCGCCGCATGATCGATGTCCAGCAGAAGATCAAGAGCGAGTTCGGAATCTGGATGAACCCCAATAGCGGGGACCAGTGCGCCGATATCCTGTTCCGGCCGGTCGAGGAAG